GGTTAGGCAAGTCAAATCGCCCTGGCTGCAAGCCGTTTGTTTTCAATAGCTTACAGCGCAATTTTGACTGAAACTAAAAGCGAAGCTAAGGCGAAACGACGGTAAGGACTCACCGTAAAATGTTCCCGACGATATCTTCGATGTTAATCCACAGCCAATAGACAAAGCCGATGAACGACGGAATCAAGAGTACTACAAAGAGAAATACTATAAAGGTGGAGTCGCCTGCTTCCATTTTAGTGTATGCACGACATTACGATTATAGTCAAGATGAATGTAATTGTCGCGAACAACGTTATGCTCATTATACGACGTACGGTCGAAAGTGTCACTTAACACCTCGGCGAAGCCATTCAAGATACGCGTCACGATTAGCTTCGCTGATGTCAACTATCTCGTCGAACGTTCGTTCTTGATTGTAGTACCAAGGTTGTAGAGGAGAAAAGGCGACACCTTGCGCGTCTTGTTCCGTCGACGCGTCACGTTTGTCTATGTAGGTGTCGAACGTACCATTGGTGATATGCCAGTACTTACGCTCTTCAACGACATGAATAGAGCGCACGCTGACAAGGTCGTCCGACGAGCGAAGCTCTGGAATACGAACACCGACACGGCGAAGCGCATCGAGCAGCATGTCTTGGTTAGGGTCGCTCATTCCAGTGCCTCCATAATATGAACGCGATAGCCAAGAAGCTTTTCAAGAAACTGCTCAGTTTCTATCACCTTTTCAAGGTCGTGGATTGTGATATACGACTTGTCGCGTGTACGACCTTCAGCTTCGGCGATGGTCGTTTGACCAAGTTTGACTACGATTTTAAATCTCATTCGTCATCTCCAAAAGGCCAAGGAGGAAAGACGAGAAGTAGAAGCAAAAGTAGACACATTAGTATCATGGAGCCTTCTCCTCTGCGATTTGAAGATTTGGATAGAGGTTCTTTAGTCCCTTCTCGATGTATGCTTCGACTTCGCCTGGATGGTCTGTTCGCTTTCTTGTATTGTATTGAAGCAAATGGTCATGATAAGCATGTCGAATCTGAAATCGAATCTTACTGAGCTCCTCTGCGCTAAGCACGACTGGAGCTTTAGCTACTTGCTCGACTTCGTCTTCTGTCTTACCTTGCCTGAGTGCGTTTGCAATAGACCGAGCAGCTTTAGCTTCGACTGGATTGAGATACTCACCAGTCTGCGACGATTCATGCAAAGCTCGGACACGCTGTGTTGCAAGGACACTTCCTATCGGAGGAGCTTCGCATAACGCGCGCTCTTCCTCGACGTATAAATGACCGCAAGTCATACAACGATACTCAACTTTGACAAAACGCTCCTCACCGTCGAGGTATTTGTGCATTCTGTTCGAACGAGCATAGCGACGTGTCGACCCACATACAGGACAATGCACGACCGTGGCTCGACGACCGCATTGGCATTCGTCGCCTTTGACACCGAGATTATAATTAGGAACTCGCATCTTCGCTCCTTGACAATACTACGCTAAGAGCGTAGCACGGTTTATACACACTTGTCAAGCTCTTTTATGTCGTTTAGACTCAACGACTTACAGCCAAAAGGCGAACGAAAGGCGAAGCTTCGCTTATACTCAGCGTTAGGTCGTACAAACTCAGCCCACTACTCTCACGACACATCCAACAAACGTCTAGCTTCGCTGCGCGTTCTGAGCGAGCTACGAAGCTTCGCCAGAGCTCTAGAACGTTGCTACGCTTGTTGAAAACCCGCGTGTCGTGAGAGTACTAAGTTGAGCTACTTAATCCAAAGTGATGCAAAGACGAGCAAATCGACGAGAATCTGCTTTTGTTCTGTTGTCATATCTTGTCTCGTCTTGATGAATGCTTCTAACAATCTTGCAACGTCGTCTAACGTCATTTCATCGTCGTACGTCATAGCTATTCTCCCAACGTCTTGAGTAGGTCTTTGATACGCTGCGTCGCCGCTACGCGATATGGCTTACAGTCTTCGTCGCTACGCTCACACTCGCTACATACGTCGCAAAGCGAACGACCATGAGCACAGCTTCGTGTACCGTACTTCGTATCAACGATCGCGTCGAGTGTATGCACGACCGCACGTTCGTATCGAAGACGAGGAGTCGCACCGAGCGAGTCGTACAAACGCATTTCGGAACGAACGATGTTGAGTGCAGCGCGCTGAATTGGCGTGCGTGGTGTTGGCTTGTCACTAGACACAATATCCCCCAAGACACCTATACGAAGTACGTCGAAGCGCGAAGCGTGCAAAACAGATGTAGTACGCACATTAAGCGACTCTGGCGTCAGTAGTTCTCTTCATAATATATATATATTACACTAATGAAAATACCCTGACGCGACCATCGGCTAATGCACGTAACATCTCGAAATATCTTACACTATTCGCTTTCAGCTTAACATCGCGCCATCAGCGTGACGCTCTTCGAGCGTGGTCACGCGACTTCGTTTTTACGAAGACTTGGTCGTACTTGCAAGCTTCGCAGCTTCGCTTTGTTGCCTCAGCATATCGAGCAACGTGCGCTTGGCTTCGGCAGGGGTTAGGTTGAATTCCTTCAACAAATCGCCCGCAGCCTTCTGCTTCGCACGCTCACGCGCGGTCTTGACCTGGCGTTCGATCTCGGCCATTCCTCTTGTCAGGATTTGGTCGAGAGACCAGTCGAGACTATGGTCTTCGAAGTATTCCTTTCGGAACCGTTCGACGAAGCCGTAGATTCGAGTGGCAGGTACGTTCAAGTCGTTGACGACTTTAGTCGTGCCTGCATTCGTCGCGACCGTTGAGCTAGGTTGCGAAGCAACTTGACCATTAGATGACATAGCGTTTCTCCTTTGAGTTACACTCTTGTCTTTACTTAGCTGAAGATGCACGCACGACTTAACGTCGTGCCTACATCGTTCGGCTTACAGCTAGAGCGTCTCGCAGATAACGCGATGTTTATGTCGTACGTCGCACCGTGCGGTATGCAGGTAGACTCGACGTACTCACATATAGTGTTCGCACGAATCCAGGGCGGAACGGGGTGGGGCTCAAAATGAGGACGAGTATAGGTATGAGTATTAGAGGCGCGAAAAATTTTCTTGGTATTTCTTTATCTAAAACTTTACTGACTACAATAGCTTGACACATCTGTTAACAAACTTAACGATAGTGTCTTTATATGAATGCTTCTTGAGTCGGAACGAAGTTATTAACTTTTTTTAAGTTTTTTATTTACAACAAGTTACAACTTGACAAGCTTCGCTAGCTGTGCTACTATCGTGCTTAGGCTGTAACAGAGGTGTATCGTGACTCCTCCCATTGAGAAGAAATGCGTCGTTTGCGGTCTTGGCTCTCATCGTGCCGACTGGCAGTCTAAGACGAATCCAGCGTGCGATCATCACTCAGCTGAGGAAGTCGCAGCGGCGTTAGCTAAGACAGGGAGTACGGCGACGAAGACCCCCTCCCCGCGCCGGCTGTCGCACAACTGCCGACACCGTAATGTTCTTTCGAGCAAACATGCCTTTCACATTAAAACTCCCGCATATAAAAATCCCCCAAGTTGCTCGTTGGCGTATCGCCGGTATCACCGACCGCAAAATTGCTGACATGCTTGGCATGAGCGTAAGTGGCCTCGCGCGCTTACTTGCCTCCCCTGAATACCAAGACTACGAATCCTCTCTTATTAACGGTCATCTCAGCGCTATGGACCGAGCTCTTGCGGGCAAAGTCGAAGCTATTCATAACGAATGCCGTCAGGCCGTTCCGGCCGCACTTCGTTGTCTGGTGGACACCGTGACTCAACGCCGTGATTTGAAAGCAGCAATGGCCGCAGCGAAGGAAATTCTTGACAGGGATCCGGATAGGACACTCGTAACATCGCCGAGTGAAGAAGCGGTCGCTCCGGGCGTTCCCGCGAGCGTGTTGGACTCAGCTGCGGAAGAGGGGAATAAGATTGCGTCTACGTATGACGCGAAGAAGGTTAACTAAGGAGTCGCACTCGGTGGTGAATCTAGGCACCGTCGCTTCCTCTGGACAGGGCCTGCTGACGACCTAGTCCTGCACGATCCGTTCGTGCGGCTCCTGAGGCTTTTCGCTGAGGGTTTTGCGGGGGTGCAGGATAGAGTGAAGGCCCTGTCCCCCGAAGGCGCGTAAGCGCCGAAGGGTCTTGGGGTTGGTTTTGGGGTTTCCTTGGAGGTTTGACATGGCAGGCCTTCTTAACATGATACCCGGAGTCAAAAAGTTCACTGGAGCTATGTCAAAGCTCGGTGGCTCCTCCTCGAAAGCTTCGGCTCCAACAACGTCGATAGGCATCGCCGACGCTTCCGCGTCCTCACCAGCTCAAGGTGGATGGGCACCGAGGAACGGTGTCAACGGAACAACTTCGCCAAAGGGAATTGGAAAGTGGGGGGTTTGATATGTCCAATCCTATTATCAGAGAAAGCGACTTGCAAGAGAGGGTTGGAAATTCTGAAAGGTTTCTTCTTGACATGATTGAAAAGTTACGGAAAAGAGTCAAGAGACTTGAACGGAAGCAGGGGAAGAAGGTATAATATGGCTGGCTCATTTACATCTCCTTCAGGCTCTCCTCCGAAGTCCAAACATGGGCGAGGCCATCCTGGCAAGGAGTCGAATCGTCAGAAGTCTCGGCCCGAACATCCGATTACTGACAGCTTCGCTTCGAAGACAATACCAAAACGCGCTTCGCGTAAAGCAAGCTCTTATACGAAGTCAGCTTTCAATACGACGCCAACTCGTCCTAGTGGCAAAGGTTTTTGACGTACCAAGGAGGAACTCAGCGCAAGTAAGACAGCCCCCGTTGACTTACTAAACTGCAAACCTTTTCTCCAGTTCAAATCGTATCGACCGACGCTCACGATATTAAAATATCGAAGATGCGTACGAACGCGCTCGGTTCGCTTTACTATTTCGTTAAGAACACGCTTCGTCGCCGTCGCCTCGTCGATCACCTTCACAAGCCGTGGTGCATCTCCCTCGAACGCGAACACCTTAAAGACGTCTACGAACTCCCACGCGACCATTTTAAGTCCACGATATGCTCAGAAGGCTTTCCAATGTGGAGGGCTTTGCCTTTCGACTCACACGACGAGGACCGCTTCCGACAGCTAGGCTACGGCGACGAGTTTATCCGATTCATGCGTCGTGTCCACAAACGAGACGCGCGTAATCTCCTTGTCTGCGAGAACATTACAAACGCAGCGAAGCTTGGTAGTCGTATCAGCGGACACTACGGCTCCAACGCTATATTCCGTGTTCTCTTCCCTGAGATACTCCCCGACTCTTCCTGTACGTGGTCCTCCTACTCTCTACACCACAAACGTACTCCCGGCTGCCCGTCTCACGGTGAGGGGACGTTTGACTTCCTCGGTGTCGGTGGTGCATTGCAGTCCCGTCACTATGACGGACTTATCGTTCAAGACGACCTTGTCGGCCGTAAGGCTATCGAGTCTATTTCGGTCATGGATAAGACGATTGATTACCACCGACTACTTGTAGGCGCGTTCGAAGAGCAAGAACCGGAACGTGGGTCGAAGACCGCGGCCCAGTCAGAAAACGACGAGTTCGTTGTCGGTAATCGATGGGGTTATACCGACCTCAACTCCCACATTCGTGAACACGAGCCGGAGTTTAACGTCGTGTATCACAGCGCCCTTGGCGGTTGCTGTTCAGAGCACCCATCCGACACTCCCATCTTCCCAGAGGAATTCTCTTCTGAGAAGCTTATGCGATGGCGTAACCGCCTTGGTTCTTATCACTTCTCCTGCCAGTTCCTCAACAACCCAGCCGCGCCTGAAAACGCGGACTTCAAAGAGCCTTGGCTCAATCAATTCTCTATCGAAGATCCGACCGAGAAAAACGGCTTTCGTAAGATGATACGTCACGAAGTCGTTGACGGAATCGTTCGTAAGGACTTTCCTATAGGCCACTTACGGATAGGAATGACCGTCGACCCGAACCACAGCGGCAACGCTGGTCTTGGGCGTTGCCGTCACGCTATCATGGTCGTTGGGGAGGCTGCGAATGCTGAGTATTATCTCCTCGATGCTTGGGCGAAGGCCTGCGGCTATGACGAGTTTTACGGCGAGATATTCGAGCATGCGCGCAAATGGAATCTTACGAAGATTGGTCTCGAAACCATTGCGGCCCAGAAGTATATTGGACATCACATTCTTGAGATGTGTCGTGTCAAGGACCAACGCCTTTCCATCGTTGAGCTTAAAGGCGAGGTCGAAGGGCCTGATGGGGAGTTAACTCGGAAGAAGGAGTGGCGTATTCGGAACGTCTTGGCTCCTATCTTCGAGGCTGGCCGCTTCCATACTCAACGTAAATTCCAAGACTTCCTCGGCGAGTATACGACCTTCCCGAAGGGAAAGTTCGTAGACCAGCTTGACGCACTTGCGTATATGCCGCAGCTTATCAGAGCGCCGCAGCGTTACGAAGATTACGTAAAGATGCTTCAAGCAAACCAACAAGGCGCGCGTCGTGTCAATTCGCCATACTCAATGGGGGTGCATTGATGTCGTTCTTTTTAACGCTCTTGTTTTTGCTTCTTCAAGCCACGGCTCCGAAAGCTCACTACGGATACCACGGCCTCGCCGCACTCCCAGACCCCGTCTACACTCCTGGAATCGTGCGTACAACC